ACGAGACTTCAACTCATAGGATTCCTTAACGAAGGATTCCAAATCTCCCCCTACGACCGCCGTATAGTCACGACGTAATAGAGCCCTGGTCCTGATCAAAGGCACAGGAAAGGCAAGACCCTTATAAAGAAAAAGGGTGGAATTTATTTCTGCCTTGCCTCTTTCATAAGAGGTCTTATCTGGTTCAGGCTCTAAACCGACACGCGGGAGGATGCGAAACCAAGGAGTTGGATCGGCTGTCTCGGCGACCAGATCGTCACCGTTAATCAACATCGGAGTCTTACGACCAAGAGAAAAGGCCGAACAAACCCGATTGTAGAGACAGAGGAGTGGGAAGCTAAGAAAAGCACCCATCATTTGACCTCTCCTGTTGGTTAGAATTTCTTCCCCTAATTGGATATCAGGGAGAAGAGACATTCTAGCCAATTGTTTCACAGATGCAGGGATCGTCTCGGCAGTTACGAGAACTGCCTCGAGGATCGCTTGAGACACTCTTAAGTCAAGGTTATCGGTTGCACCCTTATAATCTCCAGAGAGAATAGGATGCTCAAACTTAAAACCAGCCTTGACGAAAGAAGTTGTCCTCGGTGGACCTATCAGTGACCATTTTTGACGGCGGATCCTCTTAAACATGAGTTTATGAAGAGGCTTTAAGACCGCCAGGTCCTTAGGCGTCACGGTGAGAAGACGTTCTTTTCCTGCCGTTTTGATGGATTTCAAAACGTAGGGACTCAAACGACAAGTTCGCTCACCGATAACGGCTGATAGATACTCATCCAAGTCAGACTCTGCTCTAGAGCCGCCTTTCGACAGGCTACGCTCAGTGCAGGATGATGAATTAGGCGCATGACGCCCAATTTCGTCGACATAGGATGAATCCCACCCGGGAGGGAATATTCTTCTAACTTCGTCAGAAACGAACTGAAGGAACCCATCGGGCAGATCACCGGTATGAGGTCGAGTTCTCTCTTTGAACCAATCCTCGAGCCGTAGTGATAGACAATCACATGGATCAGGGAAAGATTTCTTTAACAGAAAGAAAGAAAACCTGCATCCCGCCCGCTCCCTCCTCCCCAGGCGACCAGTGGATATCAAAACGTCAATCCCGGTCGTCCATTCTTTAACCTTGCGGTAACTTTGTGTGCAACTCAGCCCTTTGAGAGAGGGTCGAGATGTTGTGATGTCAAATATTTTTTCAATGGCATCGACACATTTACCGAGAACAAGGTTCTCAAGATCCTGTTTGTACCGGCGGCATTTCTGCAACGCTTTCCATTCAGGTCCACAACACACGCATCTGCGCGGTTTACTGCCGTGGATGCACCTACCCATTATGGGTCGAGTTTCCCGATTCTCTAAAGATCGGTTATGCTCTGTTGCTTCGTC